CAAAGTAAGCACCTTTCTGAGCATAGCTCCAAGAATATATGCTTTTTATCTGGTCTTCTGTAAGACGGTTTAGCTCATTATCGATAGCCGTTGTTGATATCTTCTGTACGTTATTTCCTGCAAGAGTCCAGATAGCTGCTGATTCATTCTGTCCAGATCCAATAAACGCAAACGTATCCTCAATCAACTGAATACTAAATGGACTGTTAATACCTTTTGGCAGGAATAATCCTGTTCGTTGAAAAGGAAAGTCTGCTCCACCTATATTTTGAAAGGCCTCAATAGTCTGAGAGCCTCCTATAAATAATTGGTTCTTATAAACAATCGGAGCAACAATCTCATCTGGATCAGACTCGGCAGTACCAAAGTCTAGAGCGTTATAAGACAGGCCATTATTTAATGCGCTAACAATAAACTTCTTACTGTCAGTTGTCAGGCAGAAGAAGCCGTCAATATAAACAACAATTTGAGGATTTCCGTTAGCCGTAAAATCAACATCAGTAATTTTTGCAAAGGCATCAGTGACATGGTTGTAGATGTAACCGTTACCACCTGGAACCAAAACCAACATCTGAGTGCCATTGTCTGCCATTGAGACTCGGCCAGATCCAGATATCGTTCCTATAGAAGTAAGCACATAAGTTGCCGACATACTGTACAGCGTTGCACCCACCACAAAGTAAGGAACGCCGTTCATCTCGTGCGCTCCTCGATTGTTATCCAGGTCAGACGCTGTAGCTACCTCAACAAGACCAGGAGTTCCAAATAGAGTCTCTTGGTTCAAGGCTGGAGCCTGAGCTATGTTTGGATAAAAGTTAGTACACTCCTGAGCTGAAAGAGGAAGACTATCACTTTCATAAAAACCATTAGCTATAGGCAGGACTATCTTGGGCATTTCTAATCAACTCCGAAAAGACCCCTGACCACGGTCAAGTTAGCTGTGGAAGTAGAATTCTGCACAAACAGCTCAATGTAATCGTTTGTCGCAAAAGATTGATTAGTAGATAAAGATAAGTTTTGAGGAGATCCGTTTGAAATCACCGCGCTAATTCTTGTGCCTGCAATTGCAACTCCGTTCTTTGCTACATAAACAGAGACATCCTGGTTATTATTACCCGATACAGGCTCAATCGATATTGATGCGTGAACTGTCAGCACCGCAGTGTCTGAGCCGTTATAGGTCAGCCGGCCTCCAGAGGTCTGCGTGAACCCAGTATTAGCACCAAACTCCCATGTCCCAGCTATCAGAACAGGCGTAGTAGTCGCTGCTATTACCGTGTCGGTTGTATTTGTTTGTAAGAAGCTCTCAACATAATGGAGCGCGTCATTTGAGGATATTGCTATGATGTTCCCAGTAGCTGTCAAGGAAATACCGCTGCCAGCAAATAGGCTTACAAACGTAGGACTTACTGCCGCTGTGTTCAACATTAGAGGCGAGCCAGTCGCATCGACTGTAAAGTTGTGCTTTATCTCTACGCCATCAGTGGCTGAAATATTTGCTGCAATACCCGAACCGTTTTCTATGTTCCGTATTTTGTTTATTGTACCGTCAACACTAAGAACTGGAGAGGCCGTTCCCAGGCCAGTCGTTACTATACTTCCTGTTACTCCAAGACCGGAAACCAGGTTGGTATAACTGATTCTATAGTTAGTTCCGTTAACAAAATAATCCATGTCAGAGCCAGCAAGGACAGTGGTCTGAGCTAAAAATCTTGATTTTTTCCTACCGTTTGAATTATCAACCATCAGTATTAATCTCCAGAGATATAGATCCAGTAGTTTCTGCGAGGATCTCTTTCTCCGCGTCTGGATAAAAAGTTCCGCTGTATCCGTAGAGAGAGCCTTCGTTTCCAGAGCCAATTGGTAGTGTGCTTGGAAACCTGGAGCGACCCATGCTCTGGCCTACTAGCCTGATAGTGTTAAAGCCATCTCTTGCTGCTTTTGCTAGGCCTGGAGTCACAATGCCGTTGTAATCGGGAGCGACTTCTATTGCCAGGTTAGCTATAGCGCCACGCAGTGCAGCGGCAGGTATAGTTACCTCATCACCGATGTCTGTTACGACAGTGTATCCAAGAGCTATGCCTTGGCCATCTAATTCAGCAAACCACGCATTCATAGTAAATATGAAATCAGCGTATTCATCTGGTTCTAGTGGCGCTTCTGAGGCTTGAACGATTATTCGTTGCAGAGCGGATTTTGCTAATTGAGCGACAGTAGCCATTATGTAAATGTACTCTTGGATCGGCTCATGCCTTTAGTTAAGGCTGTAATTTGTTTTTTAAGATTAACCTTGTCTTTGTTTATTCTTATTTCTTCTTCAGCAGTATTAATTCCTTCTTTTCCAGCAATTCTAAATTTTTCATCGTCTTTGTTTCTTTCTTCATTCAGTAGCACTTGCAGCTTGTTGGCTTTTTTAATACCAGAAGGAGAATATGGAAATGTAAAACCATCTACTATGGGCATAAGTTACTCGCTAACAGAAGATTAAAAAGAAGATAAACACAGTTCTATTATAAGCAACTGTGTCTATCTTTAGTCTTAGTAAAGTAGTTGTATACCTTACGTTCCGTAACCCTGGCCTGAAAAATTAGGATTAAATACGGCGTACGCAGGCAAGAGATCAAAGCGAATCTTCTGCGTATTAGCATCACCATCTGAGTACTTAGATACTCGGATAGACATACCATCACTCGTAGTAGCAACAGTATCAGTTGAGTACAACTTTGGTAGCTTCACTGTGCCAAGACCGAATGCCTGCTTCGTATAGAAGAGGTTAGGTTGGTAAACAGTTGCAGCAGCGCCAAGGATAGTCACAACAGCGCCAGCAGCAGGAGCCGCATCAACAGTATTGTACTGGCCATTAGCCTCAAAGATCGCAGCGCCAGAAACTATTACAGTAGCTTCATTACCTGTGATAGTTACTGTCTCAAGAACTGTGCCAGTCCAAGGAATGGCAGCACCAGTCTCATCAAGCATAAGCTGCCTAGTTGAGATGTTCAAACGATTAACACCAGCGACCTGAATTTGATCACCAGCCTCAATAGTTCCAGTACCCAAAGTCTCGATCACCATAGTCTGCTGCATAGTATCTTTAGCCGCAAGATAAGTAGCGTTAGGAGCTGTTTTAAGATCACCAGATCGGTCAGTAGTACTACCAGACGTATAGCTACTCATTGCGTTAGAAGTTAAAGCCTTCATGCCGCCGAAGTTAGAAGAAATCTGAGACTTCTCCCAGGCTGTACGAACCAGGCCATCAGCCGCGTTCAAACCATTCTGAGCGTTAGCAAGTTTGGTAGTTGTGAACGGGTTCATCAGGTAGAATTTCTCATCTGACATATCGATTCCAACTGCATCCATCATTGCACCTGCACCAGCTACATCACCCCAGGCATCGACAGCAGTGCCGCGAGCGCCATAGTTTAGGCCAGTGTTAATACGCATGAATTTTGCTAGGTCTAGCTCAAGATCAGTTACAAGTCTTCGAGCCATTGGTGCGAGGATGTCTTCTAGCTGGTCGAGTTCAATTGCTTGCTCTAGCCCAGACCACTCCGTACTGGCAGTGAAATAATCCTGGACTGTACCAGTCGCTTTACCCGCTATGATATCAGACTTTGCCGCTGCGGAAATATCTCCGGCAGAACTCCTTATGGAGTTGTAGTCATGTGGTCTTTTAAAATCAACTTTATTTCCTGAGCTTGGATTAAAGCGCCCTGAGTTTAAGAGTTGAGTGTTGACAGTCTTAGTTACTACTCGACTGGATTCGAAAGATTCCAAAAACACACGTGCAACCTTTCTCGTTATATTTGCTTGTAAGCTATTCGCCATTACGATGGTTCCTCATTTATTTATTCAAAAGTTGCTCCTTTTGGGCCACGACCTTTAGGCTGTGATCCTGATCCTTGTGGAGTATCCACTGGATCTGGAGCGGCATTAACATTAGGTTTCAATTTTCTAGCTTTAGGCATTACGGTCTGGTCTAAATACAACAAAGCCTGGTTTAAAGGCAGTCCTGCAATTTTGTCCAGCTCTAAAAGATTCTCTCCAAGGTATAGCGTACCAAGACTTCCATCCTCTAAATCTAGAAGATGATTGGCAAGCATGGGATCAATCCCAAACTGACCTATCTTGTTTGCTGCGCTTTGCAAATTTTCTGTCTTAACACCAAGTTTTTTGGCTCGGTCTGCGTAAGACGCTATCTTTTCGTTTTGCCTGCTTATATTTTGCCGATGCAATTCTTGCTCGTTATTCTGCATTTGAGCCTGCATAGCAGACTGGCTTGCTTCATACTGAGCGCGTTTAGCAATAGCATCATCCCGCTGCCTTAGCTTCTCCTGGATCTCTTTATCAGAGAGCGAGTAGAAGTCAGGAACATTCGGGACTTCTGGAGCCTGTTCTTTTGGAAGCTGCTGCCTAAGCTGTTCGTTTTCCTGCCTAAGTCTCATGGCTTCTTTCTCAGCATTACGCTGTTTGGAAACCTTGTCACCTATAGCACTGTCGAAAGCCTTCTGCTGCTCTTCGTTAAAGACCGGCCTGGTAGATTTCTCCTGAGCCTCCTCAGTATCCGATGATGATTCGGAACCAATATCTTGGTCTTCAGTCTCTACCTCTTCAAGCTCTATATCCAAAGCCTCATCGAGCGTATCGTCTGGTTGCATCTGATCACCTATATGTAATGCCGTAAATTAATGAGTTACGTTCCCAACCGTCAATAGAGTGTGACGTTCACTTCTTCTAAATATACCATGTTTTGATAAAAAGCAATACATTTGTTTCACGTGGAACATTTCTATGATGTGCCAGGACAAATTAATACAGTGGGACTATGTTTGCTTTCTGTGTTAAAATGAGCCTATCACTTTAAAAGGAAAGTATTATGGTTCAAGAAGATTTGTCTGATAACTACCAGGACTGGATAAAAGCAATACAGCTATGCCCAACTAATTTTGATGAAGTTACTTTGCGGTCATTGTTAAGCGATGATTGTGTTTGTGCTTCAGAGCAAGATCATGTCGCTAATCTGCTAAAAGACCTCTTGCAATCAAGTCATCAACCATAGCCTGGTCAATTACTCCGTGACCGCCTGGAGCAAAGGCCTTCATTACCGCGCTGTCTAATTTTCCACCAATAGGCATTTCATATCCGCGCTTTTCCATCTCGCTTAAAAACCTACTTACTCCCTCTTCTCTGGTTCCAACAAGCGGGTCGAATTCCATTATATTGGCGCTAGACCTTAACGCACCTATAGGCTTTCCGCTCAAGACAGAAGGATAAGCAGGATGGGAGCTAAATCCTTTTATTAAAGATTCTCTATTAGAGTAGGCTTTTGGGTTTAATTCATAAATAGCATCAATGTCTCCAAACGCTGGAGCAAACTGATCTGGGTCGGTTAAGATTGTTCTGGCCTGAGAGCGATTTAAAGACCCTGCTCCGCGATAAGGAGATCTGCTTGTATTGCTAAACTCATCTAAAGCCTTGGAGACAATCTTCCTACCACCGCCAATAGCCGTTAAGTATTCCTCAGAGGCGTTGTCTATTCCAGGCCAGTCAATAAGAGGAGCCATATCATCTTTCTTTTTTCCAGATCCCTCTCTAATTCTTTTGTCTAGAAAGACCTTGTCTGACTTTGACATTACCTGTTTAGCGTAAGGAACCATAAGCTCTGTGGTCATTGTGGCGAAATCAGGACTAGACCCCATCATTCCATAAGGAATAAAAGCAACAGGCCTGCTCCCAAGCTCTTGAGCCAGGTTAGCCCTGTTTAGCTGTCCTGTAATAGCTCCTTCAGCAGACGCAAACGCGTGGCCTTTCTCTATGTTTTCTGGCTGAAATCCCCAGTATTTCCCGCCAAGCATTCTTGATGTTAGATCAACTCCATCAATCGATTGAACCACTTCAAGACCACTTCTGCTAGTATCTGACATTCCTGTTATATAAGGCCTATCAATAAGATCTTCCGCTTTAACCAGAGGAACCTCAGTTAATTCTGGGCTTGTCATCTGAACATTCATTTCATTGACTGACTTAGCGTCTCCCACTCTGCCAAGCAAAGGAGTGTCTCTAGTTACCACTGGTATATCTCCACCAATGGATCGCATTGACGTAACACCTCTAGCCCCAGCCTTGACCGCCTTACCCGCTTGACGCACTCCAGGCACAACCCCGGATAATCCAATAGCAGTGCCTACTAGCGATTCCCCAATATTACCTTCGTTCCAGGATCTCTGGGCCTCATCGAGAATAAGGAAGCCAGGATCAATAGTCTCTAGCGCCCTCATCGCGGTCTGTGTTCTTCTTCTTCCTACAGGAGAGTTACCAAAAACATCCACAGCCAGGTTTCTAGCTCTATCCGTCAGAGTAGGAACTATCGGAGTAATCATATCCGGCCTGGCTTGAACTTCAGGATTAACGAAGCGCCGAAGAGACGTAGCTCCTGAAAGGTTAGCCTCCTGCGAAGGAGTAAGGTTTCTCATAGAAGGAGCTTCTCTCCTGGACGGATCCATAGGAGTGCCTACCTTATAGCCTCCTTCAGCGTATCTGATTGCTTCTTCGGCGCTATCCATAGGCAGATAATTCCCTGTTTCAAAAGCTGACCGCATCGCCGTCCTGTTATCATCAAACTGTTTTAGCTTTCCGTCTATCATTTGAATAGTAGGAAATACAGACCAGTTTCCACCTTCATCAACTTCTGCCGCCATCCTATGAGATGACACCGAGCCATCCTCATTTTGAATATAAGGATAATTTTGCGGATTATTAATCCGGTCAATAAACTGCGGTCTATCTGCCACGATTAAGCCTCTCTATCTCGGCGTTAGACATGAACTGTCGCATCTGTCGCAGGCGCTCTTCTTCTTGGATCTGCTGCTGTTTCTGCCTTTCAAGCTGAAGCTCGTTCATCTTCAGTTGGTTGTCTATCTGCTCGCCCATAGCTTGTGCGCTTGTCTTGTCGATAGTAGCCCCAGCCTGTTGAGCCTTAACCTGGGTATCCATTCGCCTAGTCTCGGCGTTAAATGAATCAATCTGATTCTCTGCCTGGTCACCAGCCATATCCATCTGCATTCTCTGGCCTTCCATCTCCAGCTTTTGCATATCCATCTGTAAGCGCATCTGCTCGTTCTGTAGTTTGGCTTGCTCTATCTGCGCTTTGAGCATCTCTGCCTGGCCTTTCATCTGCTCGGCCTGAGCTAGTACCATCTCTGGTGAAGGCTCCTGTAATCCTTGCTCTTGATTTATAGCTGCTTGCTGAAGCTCCTCTTCTGTCATCTGCTCTTCTGGGATAAGGTTTGCGAGAATCATTTGCGCTCGCTTTCTATCAGAGATCTGTTGAGCAGAAGCCGTAGCTACGTTATCAAGCAGCACATCGCCAGCGATCTGGAGGATAGATGGATCAACCTTCGCAATCTCGATGATGGTCT